CAGTTAAAAATAGTGAAAAATTAAGATTTAGGACAATAGAATTATATGACAAGAAGTCTAACATCATCAGTAAAAACAGAACTTTCCACAAGTGAGATACGACCAGTACATCTTATTACTATCAGCTTTGGTACTCCTGTTAATATTACGGATTGTTCATTTGATTTAACTTCTTCCATATCAGGTGGATCAGTTACTTATTCCGCTTCTAAATTTATAATGGGTATGTCTAATTTTACCGAAGAAACTGATATATCCAAACAATCACTAGACCTTACTTTGTCAGGTGCAGATCAAACTTTTATTTCAACGTGCTTAAATGAAAATGTCGTTAATGATGCAGTTAGCATTTATCGTGGATTTTTAGATAGTAGTAATGCTTTAATTGCCGATCCTTTTCTTTTGTATAAAGGCACGATTGATACATTTGGAATTTCAGAGTCAGGTACAGAAAGTAGTGTTACATTAAGGATTGTTTCTCATTGGGCGGACTTTGAAAAACAAAACGGAAGAAAAACAAATAATATATCTCAACAGCGATTCTTTAGTACCGATGTCGGTATGAATTTCAGTAGTGAAACAGTCTTGGATATTAAATGGGGTAGAGCATAATGGGATTTTTTAAATCAGTATTTAAGTTTGTTAAAAAGGTAGTTTCAGCACCTCTTAAAATTATTACTAAAGCTCTCTCTTGGTTATTTCCTAAACCTGAAGTTCCTGATTTTGGAGATAGCGAATTTGATGCTTTTGAAACAGGCATTTTATTAAATAAATCTTCTAATGATGCAAGTATTCCTGTGATCTATGGAACGAGAATGATTGGTGGAACTAGATGTTTCATGGAAAGTTCAGGGGCTGATAATACCTATTTATATATGGCACTTGTTTTATGCGAGGGAGAAATTAACGATATTACTTCAATTATAATAGACGATAAAACAGTTACTTGGTCAGGCGATCTTGCTGACGCTACACAAGTTACAGTTAATACTTCTGATGGAAATTTTTATAAAGATTCTACAAGTTTAATTACAGTTGAACCTCATTATGGAGCAGATGGTCAAAGTGCCTCTACTCTTTTATCAACTTTGTCTAGCTGGGGTTCATTACATAAACTTTCAGGTCTTGCTTATTTAGCTTTACGATTTACTTGGAATCAAGATGCCTTTCAAGGAGTTCCAAAAGTTCAATCTATTGTTCAAGGAAAAAAAGTAGTAGCTTATAATTCAAGTTCAGTAGCACAAACAGCGGCACACTCCGACAATCCAGCTTGGTGTTTATTAGATTATTTAACCAATGCAAGATATGGAAAAGGACTAGCGATTGGAAATATTAATATTCCAAGCTTTTATACAGCTTCAGGAGTTTGTGATACTGATGTTACTGCTTATGGTTCTACAACGATTGATATTATGGATTGTAATGCAGTTCTAGATACTTCTAAAAAGATCATTGAAAATGTTAGAGAACTTTTAAATGGGTGTCGTGGCTATTTACCTTTTGCTCTTGGAGAATATAAATTATTAATTGAAACAACTGGAACAGCAAGTATCACTTTAACTGAAGATGATATTATCGGTGGCTATTCATTACAAAGTGAAGATAAAAATTCTAAATACAACAGAGTTATAATTTCCTTTGTCAATCCATCACGCAATTACCAAGTAGATGAAGTACAGTTTCCAGAGATAGATGATAGTGCTTATGCGTCAGCCGATAAACACGCAACAATGAAAACCGCCGATGGTGGATTTTTACTTGAAGGAAGATTTGATATGAAAACATTAACCAGTCCGTATCAGGCTTTAGAAATGTGTGAGGTCATTTTAAGAAGATCGAGAGATGCTTTAAAGCTAGATATTAATTGTGGAGGCGATGCTTATGATCTGGTAATAGGTGACATAGTGGCGGTGACGCACTCCAGTATTGGATTCTCGGCAAAAAATATGCGTGTTGTAGGATTTACTTTCAACGAAGATTTTACCATAGGGCTGTCTTTAATCGAACACCAAGATGCACACTATACATGGGCAACTAAAACACAAGTTGCCGCAACACCATCAACTACTTTACCAAATCCTTTTTCTGTAACTGCACCAGCTGGAATAACACTTACTGATGAACTTATAGAATATGCAGATGGAATAGTTATCACTCGTTTAAATATATTAATTACAGCTTCTACAGATCAATTCGTTCAATATTATCAAGTGGAAACAAAACAAAGCACAGAAACAGATTATAAGATTGTTGCTAAAGGAACAGAATTAAATCACGAAATGTTAAATGTAGTTGATGGAAAAATTTATAATGTAAGAATTAAAGCAATTAATGCTTTAGGTGTTAGCAGTACATATACTTCTGAAAATAGAACAATAGTAGGTGGAAGTGATCCGCCAAGTGATGTTGATGATTTTGCAATAGAAATGCACGGAAGCAATCAGATGAGATTAACTTGGAGTCCACCTACAGCACAAACGGATTTGGATATAGCTTATTATGAAATAAGATACCAAGACGTAACGACTGGTGCTGTTTGGAATACGAGTACAAATTTAATCAGAGTTACGAGAAGAAAATCTGACAACGCTTTAGTGAATAGTAGGGTTGGTGCTTTTCTTATAAAAGCGATTGACAAGACTGGTAATGAATCAAATAATGAATCTATTATTTACACCAATGTTTCAAATGTTTTTGCTTACACTAATATTCCAGCTAATACGACAACAGAAAATCCTAATCTATTTACAAGTCCAGCACAAATGGACGCAACTTATCCTTTATGTGTTAAAGAAGATGTAAGTGGAGATATTGTTTTATCTTTAGATACTATTACTAATTTTGAAGATACAGTTGGAAACTTCGATACTCCTAGCGGAGATTTTGAACTTGGAGGAACTGACTTAACAAGTAATCCGACTTATTCTACTGCAAACAGAGATAGTCTTGGTTACTATGATTTTGCAAATTCAATCTCGTTAGGCGCAATATATGATGGAACAGTTAAACCTACTTTAACTTTAGATTTTGAAAATCCCTACGATCTGTTTGACAGCGGCAGAGGGAATTTATATTTTGATGATGCAAAAGCACCCTTTGACGGAAGTGAACCCTCTCATGCCTTTCATAAATTACAAATGGCAACAAGTACAACAAGTTTAGGTGCGGCAACTGTTTATAATGATATTTCTTCATCAGCGACTTATGCCTTTAGGTATGCTAAATTTAGATTGCGATTGACTAATGATGATAATAAAACAAGCAGTAACATAACTCAATTAATAGTAAAATTGTCTATGGAAAACAGAAATGCTAAAGAAAGTGATGTTGAGAGTGGAGCAACCACAAAAGTTATAACTTTTGGTAATGCTTTTTTTGCTATACCTAGTTTGGGAATTGCGGCTCAAAATATGGCTACAGGCGACTACTATACAATTACGTCAAAAAGTGTTACTGGTTTCTCAATAACTTTTTATAATAGTTCTGCTGTTGCTCAAGATAGAACTTTTGATTATGTGGCAGAGGGCTATGGATTAGTACCTTAAAAATTATTGCATTAAATAATAAAATAGGATAAAAAAAAGATTATGGCACAAGTTTCACAAATGTCGGTTGACAATCAGGGCTTCTCAGCTTTTAGAACAGCTATGAATAGTAGTATAAATGCTTTAAATACTTTAAGTTCAGGCACATCTGCACCAGCAAGTTTGGCGGCTGGAAGTTTATGGTTAGATACTACTTCTGCGGCAACACCTACATTAAAATTTTATGATGGATCAGATTCGATTGATCTTTGCACCATCAATTACAGTGCAAACACTGTGAACTGGTTAGACTCAACTGTTAGTGCTGATCTTGTTGGAGATACTACTCCTCAATTAGGCGGTCAATTAGATGTCAATGGAAATGCAATAGGCGATGGAACTTTAGAACTTTTAAAATTTTCTGAAACAGGAAGTGCGATCAATGAATTTACGATTGCAAATGCGGCTTCAGGAAATGGTCCAACTTTATCTGCGACTGGTGGTGGCACTAATGTTGATATTAATATTACACCAAAAGGATCAGGAAAGACTGTTGTTTCAGGAAGTATGAATGATTCTATTTCAAGCACAGGTAAAGCGGCAGTGTTTGGATTTTAATTAATAGGAGAAAAATATGGCAAGTGAAGTATTCAAAGTAAAACTACACGCAACACTTTCAAATAGTGAAGCAGATATTCTTACAATAGCAAGTGGAAAAACTGCAACAATTTTATCAATTACACTTTGCGAAACTGGTGGAGCGGCAGAAACTTTTGATTTATATATTCGAGATAATGCTGGTTCTAGTGACTATTATATTTATAAAACACAGGCGATTGGTGCTAATGAAACTTTTGAACATACAGGAAAATTAGTTTTAGAAGCATCAGATGTGTTGTCAGGTATAACCGCAAGTTCGGCAAATATTGATGTTGTAGTTAGTTATTTATTACAAACATTATAATAGGATTAAAAATTTATGAGTGGAATAATAGGAAGTAAATTAAACCACAGAGGCTCTGGTCGTATAGCCAAACTAGGAACAGACGGACAGGTTTTAACAAGTAGTGGTCCTGGTGTACAGGCAAACTATGAAGACGCTGCTGGCGGTGGTGTGTCTTGGCAATCGGTAGTAACAGCAAGTACATTTACTGCAGTAGCTGGAAATGGCTATCCTGTAAATACAACTTCAAACGCCTGTACGGTTAC